CGACAACGCTATGGGCAAGCAGTGCATGGTGGATTTAGCTGAGTATGTTTTGGATAAGCCTGTACACTGGATGCCACTGAAGATGAAGGATATGGAGTTCTTTCGTGCCTTTGACATTGGCGTGGAGTTGTATGAGATTGATGCGGTAAGGGTAAACAAGTATGCTACCGTTCATTTGGACGGCCCGCACTCGGTTGAGCATGTGCTGTACGAGGTACAGTGGTTTGACGAAAGGATGGACAAGGGCGCAACGATAGTGCTTGATGACGTCACTCCCGATTTTATACGTATTGAGCCTGTGAACGAGTATTTTGAGTTTTTGGGTTGGGATTTGGTAAAAAAGGGTATTAAGAAAAATATTTATGTCAAACATTAAACTAATAACTGTCACCAATCAGCCGGAAAGAGCGGATGTGCTTGTGAAAAGTGCGAAAAAGCATAATTGGGATATATCGGTATTGGAGGTTGAGTGGCGTGGATTTGGCACAAAGCTGATAGCCACGTATGAGTATTTGAAAGCACATCCCGAGGTAGAACGTTTCGTGTTTGCTGATGCGCATGATGTGGTGGTGATGGGTGGTGAAAAGGAGTTTGAGGAGAAATTGGGAACAAGCGTAGCTTTACTAAGTGCAGAACGTGGATTGTGGCCACCATATCTAAATGTTTTGATAAATGAGTATTCAAAATATAGTCATTACAATGGTTTTTATTATCCAAATAGCGGGCTGTATTTTTGCAAACGTGACGATTTTATGAGTTTGTTTGAAAAATATCCTGTTGACTACTCGACAGATGACCAATACTGGTGGAATTTAGTATATTTAAATGAGTGGCATCACGAACAATTGGGAGACCTTGCCGTAAATTTGGATATTGACAATACCCAATCCATTTTCAATTCCCACTCCTTCATAGCCGAAGGCGAATACACCTACAACAACGGGCGGGTGCAGATTATGGGAAACGAGCCTGTGTTTGTCCATAGCAACGGCGGTACAAAAGATGAAAAACTTGATGAACTTATTAAAAATATGTTAGCATGACCCTCACTGAACTAAAAGACACATGGCAGGATGTGGAAGCCTACCACAAGACTATCCACGAGCATTTTACTGATTTGGTAAATGCTGACCCCATATTGAATGAACATAGGACATGGGTTGAGCAGAACGTATGGGGCTTTGGCGAAAGGTCATTTCATTATCTATGGAAGATATTGCTTGATGAGTTGCCAAAGAAGCCGTCAATATTAGAGATAGGGTGCTTTCGCGGTCAGACGCTATCATTATTTTCTTTGTTGCGTCCTGACGCTACGATTGTAGGCATTACGCCACTATCTACCGAGGGTGGAATGTGGGAGAGCGACTATGATGGTGACATAAGAAAGATACACGAGCATTTCGATCTTCGCTTGCCACTAATCATTAAGGGTCTGTCGGAAGATGGTGAGGTAATTGATACGGCACGCGGGGAGTACGACTTGGTATATATTGATGGCGGGCATGAGCGCAGGCATATCGACAACGACATGAAGTATTATGCGCCAATGGTTGTCAGTGGCGGGTACTTGGTTATTGACGATGCCTGTACGGATTTTCACATGCCGTGGGGTTATTTTCAGGGGATTGCGCCTGTTACTGAAGGTGTGTTGGCGTACATGGATAACAACAAGAATTGGGAGTTTGTGGCGAGCGTAGTTCATTTGAGAATATATAAACGGATATAAGATGGAATGGTTTAAACAGCACTGGCCCGCTATACTGGCATCAATTTTATTTGGTGCGCTGATGACGGTGGCGGTGGAACTTATAATCAATCATTGGGAATATATAAAAACAACGTTATGACTAACCACGAAAAGATAGTAAACTCTCGTAAATCCTTTTTGCATCACCGCGTTTTCTCCGCATGGCTGATATGGCATTGTCCAGGTTATTTTAAAAGTTTGAGGACGATATGAAGAAACGTGTACTATACTACCCCCTTGACAAGCGTGATACTACGGCGTTTTGGAGATTTTTGCCTTTGAGGTACATAGCACATGCCGACTTTGACCTGTTTGATATTGCCGATACCAAAATATTTGACTGGTCAACCTTTGCGGGGTATGAAATTTTTATCATCCAACGCCCCTTCGGAACAGAACATGCACAGATCATGCAGGCGGCTAAAAACATGGGGATAAAGGTCATTGCCGACTATGACGACCTGCTGTTAGATGCCGTAGATATGTACAACCCTACGCACAACCTGTACAAACAGCATCAGAACACGCTGAAGTCGTGCCTGTCTATCGCTGATGAGATATGGGCATCAACAGAACAAATCAGGCAGTCGTACTCGAAGTACTGCCCTAACATATACGTGATACCTAACGCCCATAATGACTATCAGTTTAAGCTAAAGGACAAGCGTCCGTTTGGCAGTACCAAAAAATCGGTGTACAGGGGCGGTGGCAGTCATCAGGCGGATGTCAATGCCGTAGCAAATCAGCTTATCGAGATTATAAACAGCAACAAAGACTGGACGTTTACTTTTATGGGTGACAGGTTTACGTTCCTTGAGATGAACACCGGCGACAACTACCATATCATTGGCGGTCTATCCATCATGGAGTACTTCCGTTTCCTGCACCACGAAAATCCGTCGGTAATGATATTTCCGCTATGCAATTCTTTGTTCAACAGGGGCAAGAGCAACATATCATGGCTTGAGGGTACTTATGCGGGGGCATCATTCTTCGGAAACAAAGAATTGCCTGAGTTCAACAAACATTGTATCTTGTCAATAAAAGATTTGGGCAAGCAGTTGAATGATATGGAACTGTTAAAAAGTAAGCACGATGAATCATGGGAAATGATAAAGGACACGTTGCTTCTGTCGGAAGTGAACAAGGTAAGGACGAAAAGGATACTTGCGAACCTTTAAGGGAGTGCAGGCGGTGTAAAAAGGAACTGCCACTGTCCAATTTCTTTAAGGACAAGTATCGTAAGGACGGCTATCTTTTACGGTGCAAGGATTGCCACAGGGATATAAGAACCGCAAAGAAGCCTTCATCCTATCAAAAGATGCTTGCCATAAAAGAGCGCAAGAACATTGTTCAGGACAGGTATATCACCGAAAAGAAAAGACGGATCTACGAAAAGGCATTGCGTGACTTGACCGTGCGCACTTTAAATTCCGTAAAAAGGGAAAAGACAAAGATTAAGCGTGCGAGTAAGTCAAGGATAAAGTGGCTTGAGTCGTCCGTGGCGCATTTAGTAAAGGATGAGTCGTGGAATAAGAGTACAAGCAAGCTCATTCATTTAGAAATTATCATACGTGCTATCATAGGGTACAGGAAGTTGGAGATGGATGGCATTGTGGCGTTCAGCGAGCTTGCTTTTTTGGTTACCGGCAGTCAGTTTGAGTACTTCTCACGCAAAGACGTCGAGGTAAGGACGGGGAAGATGTTTTACTTTCTTCGTGACGTGAAACTACTGATTGAGGCAGGATATTTACAAAAAATTGAGTCAAAGCCATTATATTACATAACTTTAGATGGCAGAAAGCGTTTAGACGCTATTTTAGGGCATATATATAAACAAAAAGGGTTGGGCAACAGAATTGTAAAAAGCAAATGAGATCAGTCACTAACTACCTACTATCTATTATCGACCACAAGTCCACCTACGATTTGGCGGGCGTAACTATTGAGATGCAGAAACAGTACGAAAACAACTTGCGCGAACGTAACCCGCAGATGGGTCGTGTTGAGGCTGTGCCGAATGATAATCCTTTGCATCTGAACGTAGGTGACGTGGTGGTGGTAAATCATTTTACCTTTTATGGTGACATAGGCGAGGACAAGTCGTTCATCGTTAAGCCACATCTGCTGTATGAGGGCATCCGTGTGTTTCGTGCGGACGAGAGACAGATATTCTTTAGGATGAATGGGGATTTGATTGAGTGTATGCCCGACTACATCATTTGTGACTACCGTGTTGAACCTGAAGAACATTTTGGGGTTTACTTTGGCGAAAAAAAGTGGATAGAATGTACGCACGGTAAATATGCAGGTAAAGAGGTGGTAACGTTAAAAAATTCCATGTACCTGATAACGATAGGCAAGACCGACTACTACAAGGTCAGAACGGACGAAGTGGTATGGTGTGATGGCGTAGTGGGTGATTATCTGTTGGTACGCCTATTGCCTGAGAAGGAACACGAGATATTTACAATAAAGAGCAACAACCAGACGGCAATAGCCATGACAGGGTGCGGGCAGGTGATGGCAGGTGACGTGATACAGATATATCGTAACCAGGGGATAGAAACGCCTGATGGATACGCCATACACATCGAATCGGTGGTTGGCGTATGGAATGATGCTGAACAATTTAAAGATTATGGAAAAGAAGTCATCGGTACGAAAGTTAATTAACTCAATCGAATTATTTTGGGATGCCTATGCCGATAATTTAAACCGTATTGCTAAGGGTGAGGAAGTGAAATACCCTATCGAAGATAAGACTGTTGATACGGTGTTGAAAATGACTAAAGAGATGACAAGTTTTGAGCAGTTTGAGAAAATAGCTAACCCAGATGCTGTTAAAATTGCACTTGAAGCACCAAAAAAGGTTGACAATATCTACGAACACGTTGTAAAGCAGGTAAAAAATGGCCATTCAAAAATTTAATCTATGGAATGGTTCTGTTTATACTACGCCAACTATTCCTAAATACATAAGGGGTCAGGAACTCAAAAAGAAAGACCAGGTTTGGAAACGCCACACTGAATATGAGGCTTGGACGTGGAACGATGACATTAAGAACGGTGTTTTATGGTGGGAACAACCACAGGCGGGACAGCTTGAATGGTACTATGCCGAGATAGACCGTATCCTTAACGGTGAATGGGTGATGATTGAGGGTAAGGCAACGTTCTTTAATTGCTATGCTTACTTTTATTTTCAATGGTTCGTGACCAAAGAAGGGACACGCCCTAAATACAAAGATACTTGCCTTGACTTTATGCGTATGCTTGAAATTGTGTTTAATGACCCTAAATGCAGGGGTCTTAACACGATGAAAGGTCGCCGTAAGCACGTGTCTACGATGTGCATGTCGGTCATGCTTCAATTTGGACTTATCAAGCAAAATACCGAGCAGGGCATCACATCAAAGTCTGCTGTCGATGCTGAGAAGATATTTAAGCTGATGCTTGTCAACGGATACTCACGTTTGCCTAATTTCTTAAAGCCTCGCCTGAGCGGTACAGATATGCCCGTAAAGACAATGCACATCACCAAGCAGGCAGGACGTATCACCAAAGACCGAAGCACAGGTGAAGAACGGGACGGGCTGAACAACAAGATTGAGTGGCGTGCGCCAAACTTAAACGTATTTGATGGGGATGGTTTATGGTTGTTGTTGTTAGATGAGTGCCTGCATCCAGATACAAAAATATTATGCGAAGGCTATGTTTTTCGTCCAATAAAAGATATAAAAGTAGGCGATAAAGTAGTAGTTGAAGGCGGTAAAATACTTCCTGTAATGCAAAAATTTGAAGGATTTGATGAAATGTTTTTAATCAAGCAACCATATTCAAATGACTACATAGTATCTTCTCAACATAAACTTTATTTGGAGCAAAGGTGCAACACAGAGTATTTTAAAGACGATGGAATTAAAATATACACCCCAAATGAATTTATAAATTTGGATAAATACAGAAAGAGAACTACGTATGCAAAAAGAAGTGGCGGGTTAGATTTTTCAGAAAAATCCATGCTTATTGACCCGTATGTTTTTGGCGCATGGATAGGAGACGGAAGGCATGGGTCTATGACTTTTATCTGTAATTTTATTGACGAACCGGAGCTAATAGAATTTTTAAGAAAATATGGGGTAAAAAATCAATACAAAATTGTAGAAAAATTTGTAAAAGGTAGCAATAAAGTAATTGAGTTGTCATATAGAAAAAAAGAGGGAGTTAACAATATTCTGGTTCAGGAATTAAAGAGATTAAATGTATTTGAGAATAAAAAAATACCTGATGACTATATATTTAATTCAAGGTCAAATAGGCTAAAGTTGCTTGCAGGCATAATAGACACGGACGGATATTGTCCTCATAATCGCGGTGCAATCGAAATAACTCTTTGTAAGTTACATATAATAGAGTCAATAAAATTTTTGGCACAATCATTGGGATTTTCAACATCTACTATCAGGGAAAAAGTGTCAAATTTTAACACAAAAGCATACAAACTATCAATTAGTGGTGACCTCTCATCAATACCTACATTAGTAAAAAGGAAAAACTTTTCCGGCTACAAACAACAGTATGCATTTAGAAGAAATAGAATTGAAGTTTCTTCATTAGGAATAGGGCAGTACGTAGGAATACAAGTTAAAGCAGACAATGATGATGACAGAAGGTTGATACTTGAAGATTTTACTTTGACAATGAATTGCGGAAAGTGGGAAGATGTCCCCATAGATGAGTACCTTGAAATAGCCATGAACATTATCACTGCCGGAGAGGAAATGGGCAGAATAATATGCATTACCACTGTCAACCGTGGTGACAAGGGCGGTAACAGCTATTCTGTAACATGGTATGGTGCTGACCAAAGTAAAAAAGATATTTTAGGGCAAACAAAGAATAAGCTATACCAGCATTTTATTCCAGGATACATGGGCGGGCGTGACTTAGGGTGGGTAGACAAGTACGGAAACTCGGTTTGGGATACGCCAACGCCTGAACAAACAGAATGGCTGAAGAACGACCCGTACACCCTTGACCCTACTATGGGATGCAAAGCGTATTGCGAGTTACAGCGTAAACTTAAAGCCAACGACCCTGAAAAGTTACAGGAAGAAATAAGGATGTTTCCTTTTACGCCTGAAGAAGTGTTTAGAACAGCAAACAACGCCTGCTACTTCAATACGCAAGACCTAAACAATCAGATTGAACGTGTAAATGCGAAACTTGAATATGCGAGCATGTACCGAAAGGGTTTGTTTAAGCAGGACAGCAACGGAGATGCTTTTTTTCAGGACGCACCGCTTGGTACGCCTAATGAAAATAAAGAATTTATGTGGTACATCCTTGACCTTCCTGAGCAAAAGGACGCCAATAAATACGATTGGGTGCATGGGCAACGCACACCGACCAATACAGACTACGGCGTTGCGGGGGCTGACTTAATCATGAACTCGGAAACGACAGCCGAAAAGGGTTCGGACGCTGCGGTATGTATATTCAAACGGTACAATGCTCTTGACCCTGAAAATTCGGGTATGATCGCAGCGATGGGTATTGGCAGACCTACTTCTGTGCCGTCCATGCACGAACAGCTATTTTTGGCACTACGCTACTACGGCATCAAGGCTCTTATTGAACGTTCACCAATCACATGGTACGATTATGCCGTGGAAAAGAAGCTGTTAGGCTACTGCGTTAAAACCAACCTTAAAATGTCAGGCGAAGAAAGGCACGGCATCGCCACGCAGGATGGTGAGGCACGGGAACAGCACCTAACGGAGATGATTGAGTACGCATCGGTAAATATGGAAAAGATTTGGTTCTTGCGTGTGCTGAAAGATATGCTACTTTTTAACGTCAAGGACAGGACGCTTTATGATGCTTGTATGGCATTTGGATATGCACTGATGGCACTTAAAGATAAGCACAGGCAGATGGTGTCAAGGGAAGAAGATGTCAATATTATCAAGTTGCATAATCTGAGGAAGAAATACGGGTAAAAATTTTTCATTATTACTTTTGCTTATAATGTTATATATTTAAACAAATTTTTCGTAAATGGCATTAGACTCCAACAGTAATACTGCGCCCTACGCTTCAGGACAGTGGCCTTCACCGTTATTACCAAAAGAAGAAATGAACAAACGCTCGACAGGGCGTGCTGTAGCATCTGCTATTTACGAATCAGCTATATACGGCGAAAATTCCTACTATACCATACGCAACACGCAATTTGCTGAAAATCGCGTTTTTGCCATGGGCAAGCAACCTTTTCAGTCTTACCTTGACCTGTTAGGCGTTGACGGAAAGGCATCTTTCGCTAATTATGACTATCATCCACGTCCCGTAGCACCAAAATTCAGGAATATACTCGTCAACGACATCATGTCGCGCATGGAGTCTATTGACTGCACAGGGTTGTCGCAATCGTTACAGCAACGTAAGGATGACCGCAAGAACGAGATGGCGTTTAAGATGAAGCATGGTGACTTTATCAAGCAGGTGGAACAGACGGCAGGCATGAAGTTAAGCGATGACAGCGAAGATTTTACGCCTGAGAGCGAGGATGAACTGGAGTTATGGTCACAACTTCATGACAAGGAACGTGAAGAAACGCTGATGGCTGAGGGCATAGACTTCATCCTATATAACAATGATCAGCAGTCAATAAAGAAAGAAATAGCGGAAGATTTGGTGGACGTCGGCTTGGCGTGTGAGCTTACCTACCTTGATGGACGCAACAGGATACGTTGCAAGCGCATACGCCCTGAATACCTCGTCTACGGAACGACACTTACCCTAAACTTTAGAAA